GTGAAGCAAACATTGTCCGTTACAAGGCAATGGGTGACGAAAAGGCAGTCAAAGCTGCTGAAGGTATGATACGTGATTTTCAAAAAGTATTGGAGACTCTATAATGATTGGTGAAGGTATTACGTTTGACAACGGTGTTAAGTGGGCTGACTATATACTAGAGAACACGGATGGACCTGAAGGTATGGTGGAAACATGGCGTGGAGAATGCATCCGACTCAGAGCAACGTATGATATGCTCATAGCACTCAAGGAACGGTATGATAGTCTATGCGAAGAGTAGCAATCACAGGACATACACGTGGGCTAGGAGCCGCTCTTTTTGAGCGGTTTTCTGTATCTGATATGGTTGTTGGACTGAGTAGATCGAATGGATTTGATATAAGAAAAATCGATAAGATTATTGAAAGAATTGATGAGTGTGATGTGTTCATTAATAATGCATATGATAGGTACTCTCAAGTAGATCTTCTTTATGCAGTGTATGATGTGTGGAAAGATAAAGAAAAAAAGATTATCAACATTGGTAGTTTAGCTTCTATGGGCATTAGAGATTATTTACAACCATATGCTATTCATAAAAAAGCACTGCATGAAGCCCATACACAAATTGCATATCAGCAAAATAAATGTAAATCGTATATTTTTAATATTGGATATATAACAGATAGTCAAACTGATGTTGCTGAACTAATATATAATACTGTGAACAATAAAATGTATATAGGTGAAGTAAAGGTGATGCCTGATGGATGAAAAAGTTTTAGGGAGATTCGCAAACGCTGGCTTTCATATGAAAGATTTAGAAAATAAAAGTATTGCAGAGTTTGTCGAAAGCTTTAGACCAAATCAAATTAAATGCAAGAAGTGGTTGGTCGAAGAAATAGCAAATATTAATATGAACTGGAAGAAGGTTCTCGTTTTAGGTAGTTGGAATGGATGTCTTCTATATGAACTAATGAACACATACTGTAGTGTTGATTATTGGGATTTCTTAGATATTAACCAATCTTGCCATGATCATAGAGACCTTTATTTTGAAGTTAATAGTATGACTAAAAACTATGGTAATATTGTGATGAATGCTGAAGATTTTTCGGATCATGAGTCATACGATTTAATCATTAACACTAGTTGTGAACACATGAAGGATATTCCTGCAGTATATGGACCTACCTATGCTCTACAATCCAACGACTATACAAACATTATAGAACATATAAACTGTGTGAATAGCGCAAAAGAGTTAGCAAATAAAAATAACTTAAACCACAGACTTTTTACCGACTCTCAGAAAATGCCTAACTACACAAGATTTATGACAATAGGATATTACAGATGACGGTTTCTAGATACCATTAAGGTTAACTAGTCTGAACAAATCTTTATCTTTTTTTAATCTATCTACTGTTGTTCCTGATGGATGTTGTACAGTAGTTCCAATATCTGGATCTATCAATGAATGAACTGGTGCGTGTTTTCCCATATACCTAGCGTGAGGGATACCATATCTACTTTGTTCTTGTCTATTAAAGTATCCCAACAAACCGTCAACTAGTGTCATTGGACCTGACACAGGGTGTCTTGCAACGTGATTTAGTATTCTTTTTGCAAAATGAGGATGAAACATAACTGCTTCCATGGCATGTTGACCAAAAAACTGAACTTGTAGATCAGGATTAAAGTTGATAGCAGAAGGTTTTTGTAACCATGCATCATGTTCTAATATTAATATAGGAACATTCTCAGTAGCACATTTTTTCCATAGATTGTATTGACTATAGAAACAAGCCTTTTCAGTATCAGTTAGTTCTCTACTGTTACCTCTTTTTCCGAATGTCAAACCAGATTGTGTTGATAAAGTCTCAGGAGTAATAGCGTCATAATATCTAAGATTAAATCCTTCCCAAGAAGCACTAGCTTTATTTGCATAACGCTCTGAAACTGGATTGTCAGAAATTCTAATCATTATCGTTTTAAACATATTAAGATCCATTTTAGGGGTTGACATTTACCTCTATTTATATTAAAAAGGTAGTGTAGATAGAAGGAATGATTCGTAATGCAATACACAGTTTATCAAATACGTTACACAGACGCAGACGTTGATGCTATCAATGCAGGTGTCTTTAACCCAAAGCGTGAGATGAAATCAGATATGTCCATGGACTTTTCAGGTAAGAAGACAGCAAGTCTTGCAGAGAAAGCTTTGTACGAAGGTCTTTATACTGCAGTCTCTCACATCGAAGCAGAAGATCTGAACCAAGTGTTTGAGATTGGTAACATTGGTCCTGAGTCTCAGATCACTCGTTTGGGTCGTATGGCTTCTGTATCAGTTGGTGATCTTATCGAAGACGAAGATGGTAACCGTCACGTTGTAGCAAACTTTGGATTTAAAGAGGTAGCATAATGGAAAACTATGATCTAGATGTAATCAAAAAAGAAACTTTACCACGTCATGGTTCACCTCAAGATCGTGGTGGTGCTGATGCATATTATCAGCGTCCATATGATCCTCACTACTATGTTGGCGCAACATATTCTAGTGAACGTGTTGAGAAAGATAACATGACTATTGGTGAGATTGCTGCTTACGACTATGGTTATGAAAATGAAGAAAATCGAAAGGAGTGGTAAATAATAATGATAACCCATAATACCCACGGCTTCGAAAAAGAAGAAAATGAACATGATGTTGTTGATAAAGTTTATAATGATATCAAACCACGTGTAGAGCAAAGTGAGTGGGTGGTAAAACTAAAGAACCAAGCAGGAGAAGAGTGGAAGTCTAGATGTACTGAACACTATGCTTGGAAGGCTGCAGAATATATTCAAGAATTGGAGAAAATGATTATGTCAGAATATCAAGTCCAACATATGGACAGACGATTGCAGTATGTTGAAGGAAAGATACAGGAATGGGAAAAGGTTATTGATATCCTTATGGCTGATCCTAGCTTTATGCATGCTTTGGGTGTAAAGGAACTACAGAAGAATCAGAACAAAAATCCTGATACTTCATATAAAGTGAAAGATCCTTATCGTGATTTATAGGAATGATCGATATAAAGACAAGCACTATAGTGTTGTCAATAATGGTATGGGGTTTTGGACCCTACGTGAGTTTGTTAACAAATGTAAAAAAACAGAGTTGACATTGGATACAGAAGAGGTTATACTCTTCAAGAATCGATTAGAGGATAATGGTTGGTATGAGCACATTCGTAGCTGAACTGAAAAAGCAACATGAAGATTTTATGCGGAAGCAAAAGAAACAAGCTGGTATAAAACGTAATCAAAATAAAAAAGAAGATAAGGATCTAGATCTGTATAATATCTTCTATTCTGATGCGCCTAAATATGCTAAAGAGTATTACGGCGAAGTCTATCATCAAACCACAAAGTGGGATAACGAGTGGGATTAGTAAAAGACATAAAGCTTCAAAAGAGTGATGATGGATATGAAATCATCACTCAAAACTCTTATGGCTATGGTGATATTATAAGAACCATGGCATACGCAAAATCTATTAAGTATCTCATAGGATCAAACGTCTCTATCCGATATGTGATAGAACCTAGTGTCGATGCTTTGATGTATAAAGATATATTGCACAATGTATTACAGCACTATATCACAACCTGTATACCATATACAGTCGAGATATGTAGACTTGAAAAATACGCTCACAGATATGTAAACTTTTTACGTAAAGAACATGCCAAGATTGTTAGCGAGAAAATAGGTCATCCTAAACTTATTCCTGTACATCAATCTTTCAATCTAGAGTATCTTTGTGTGTGGACACCATGGAATAATCTTGCTCCTGTGGACCATGATAAAATGCCTATAAATAAAGATACTTTTAACAGTTTCATAAAAGAGCTTGACATTCCTGTAAAAATGGTTGATTATAGGATGCCAGTAGACTATGTGTTTGAAACGATTCGTCATAGCACGTTGTGTTTAGGGTACGAAGGTCTTGGTCAACAGATAGCATATCACTATCATAAGAAGTTAGTGACACTATCCAACTGGCAACAGATTTCACGTAATACAGGTGGACCTAAATCGCTTGTAACTAATGACTTAGAAAAGGTAAGAAAATATGTCATCACTAATCAACAATCCTGAGATTATGCTATGGGTTATTTTAGCACTATCTTCTATATGCACATTTATGCTTGGCTATCTTTGGTCAAACAAAAAACAGGAAGAGATTGTTGAGAATGCTATTGTATACCTATGCGATAATGGATTTATAAAACATAGGACTGATGAAAATGGCGACACAGAAATATTACGTCTTGATGAGGATTGACACTACCTAATATTTCTGATATTATATTATTATGGAGATTTGATATGCCAAGAAAAAAACGACAGCTTTCAGAAGAGCAACGTCAAGAGTTGCGTGAACGTTTAGCCAAGGCAAGGGAAGCAAAAGCACCATCTAAGCAACTGTCTATAGATGCGTCTATTCGAAACCTGCCTGACACAGATCCATTTGCTCCACCACGTGTGCGAGGTTGGATTAATAATACTAAACTTAAAATGCAGTCCATGAGAAAATGGAAAAACTCAAAGGATGCAAAAGAGAGAGCAGCATACACACTTGAAGAGGTTTACTTAGCTAACCTACAAAACTATCTGAGAACTGGAATATATTCTGATAGTAGATGGGGATCTGAGAGACAACATGCTGTAGGGTATAAGTGTGTGGCAATGGCATATTATCCTGATGGAACTCCTAAAAGAACAGTCGGGGTATGGTATCCTGACATAGGCGGCAAATACACACAAGAATTGGCAGACGAGGATAATGCAGGAAGAAACATTTCTAACAAAAACGAAGTTCACAATGCTAGTAGAAAAAACAGTAAAAAATCATAGGTCATCTTACATGGATGCTGTTATTCATATTTGCAGTGATATAGAAGTAGATCTAGAAGATGTACGTAAGTTCATCTCACCGACAATAAAGGATAAACTTGAGGCTGAAGCAATGGGCTTGAACTATTTACCAAGACAAAATATGTTGCCTGTAGACTAATGGATAAGCTTTATATAAAAAGAAAAGATTTAAACATAGAATCTTTATACGATATGAGAGACGATAAATCTTCTTTTGGTCTCGCCGGAGTTTATAGAGATAATAAATCGAAAATAGATAAATCTGTTAGGTCAACTAAATATAAAAATAATATTAACCCAGAGCATTATCCAGAAATAACCAAATCTTTAACAGACATGATTTCAATTTGGGATAGTACTTTAAATCCTGCTGATTTTTATGTTAAAGAGTTTAACTATTTGAAGTACGGAGAAGGTGATCACTTTGTAAGGCATCATGACCATATAAATATAAATGGAGAACGTGATCTTAATGGTAGAGTGTTTTCCACTTCAACCATCATTAGTAAGTCTGATGATTTAAGAGGTGGAGATTTTATCATATGGGATCAGTACAACGCAGAGCATAATATAAGTTTAGATGTCGGAGAAACAATATTCTTTACATCTTTTAGAGATCATCAGGTGAACAAAGTTCTACAGGGCAACAGAGAAGTTTTAGTTGCATGGATATATAAAAGAACTTGACATTATATAAATACTTCTATATAATGAGAATCGTGGATAACAAGAAATACAATAACATATATTAAGATACGGAGAAATACAAATATGTCATTCGCAGAACTAAAGAACCGCCGCACCGATTTGTCAGCACTAGTACAGGCTGCATCAGGCGGTGAACAGAAAACGGAAAATCGTAATGATGAACGTTTCTGGCAACCCACTAGAGATAAAGCAGGTAACGGCTATGCTGTTATTCGTTTCTTACCGGGATCGGCTGATGCGCCTACTCCATGGGTACGCTATTGGGATCACTTCTTCAAAGGACCAACAGGTCAGTGGTATGTAGAGAAGTCTCTTACTTCTATCAGTATGCCTGATCCATTGGCAGAAGCAAACTCACGTTTGTGGAATGAAGATGGCTCTGATGAAGCCAAAACAACAGTACGTGAGCGTAAGCGTAATCTGCGTTATGTTGCAAACGTTCAGATTATTTCTGATCCATCGAACCCTGAGAACGAAGGACAGGTCAAGCTGTATCGTTTTGGTAAGAAGATCTTTGATAAAATCATGGATACTATGCAACCACAGTTTCCTGATGAAGCACCTATCAATCCATTTGATATGTGGAAGGGTGCAGACTTTACGGTAAAGATCCGTAAGGTTGAAGGCTACATCAACTATGATGCTTCTTCATTCAAGTCACCGTCTGCTATGGCAGGTAGTGATGATGATCTAGAGGCTATCTATAACAAGCAACATGATATGTCAGAATGGACAGATCCAAAGAACTACAAATCCTATGATGAGCTAAAGGCTCGTTTAGCGATTGTGTTAGGAGAATCAACTCCTGCTACACGTAAACAAGTAGAAGCTTTGGATAACAACATTCCATGGGATGCGCCTACAACAAAAGCAGCACCTGTTGCTGCATCTACTCCTGCGCCTGTAGCGGCTACTGCAGAGTCCTCAATGGAAGAGGATGATACAATGCAGTACTTTGCTAAACTTGCTGCAGAAGGCTAAAGGCAACGCTGTAGGGTAATCACACCCGCCTGTATGCAGAGTAAGACTCGATACGAAACAGCAACACAGAAGACCAAGTTAAGGATGATCAGAAATGGTCATCCTTTTTTAATTAAAACCATACGCATCTATCATTTGTTTCTTTAGTGTCCTTTTATCTATCGCACTCATTCCATATGAACCATCA